GTCCGAAATTAAGATCTATTTAAAATTAGCTGGATAGTAGAACTTACAATCTGTTGTTTCCTGCAGCTACGACAAGTTCATCATTTTCCTCCAATCTACGAGCAGCTAAAAAACGATTTACCATAACGGTATTATATTTCTCTTCCCTCATTTTCTTAGGAATATATTCTTTATAAGTTGCTTTATCACGACATTCCTCTACGATCTCCTCAGTGGGAGGCCTTTCCAACTCTTTCTGAATATTATTGTAATTATTAATTGCCGATTTGATCCAATCAAAATTAATATATTCTTCATATTGTAGTACAAATTCTAAGAAATTGTGATTATCGTACAACTTATCAATCATTAAATTAAAGGCATCTATGCAGCATTGTTTAAACACGGGTCTACTTTTCCTATAGGGTCTATATTTATCCATTTGTTTTAAGCAAAACATTTGATTTTTTAATCTCCTCTTAGATATTAACTGAGTTTGTTTTCCAGTAAAAAATTCCTTAGGAGGTTTCACAGTAATATAATACTGTATTTGGCTTGTATCCATCTCTTTTCTAACAGGTAAGAAATTGTTGTAAAGACACTCATACAAGGGCAAATTTTTGTACCAAGCTTTATCTCCTTCCTTAATGACTGACTTATAGAGATTTAAGGGCATACCATTTCTAATATATTGGCTGTATTTGTTGGAAGCATTAATTGATTCAACTACCTTATAGAAGGGTCTGCAGATTTTAGCTCCATGATAAGGACATCGAAAAACCTCCGTGGAGCAGGGTTTTATTTTATTAATATCAGTGGTAATAGCACAGTATTTAAGAATTAACCCGTTCCCCCAGGGTCCTGGTTCATCTTTAGGTTGAAACACTGAATAGAAAGCTTTATTTATCTCCTCATCGGTGTATTCTGTAGTTGAATGACAAAGAACGTCGTCACCTGATGCATGAGGAATTATTTCTACCCCTGACAAATAAGAACAATATAAAACATTTATTATCATTATCAAAGTATTTTGGGTAGATGTAAATGCAGAACCAGATGGGAGTTTGTGTTTTACGAAGATATCCCACAAAGGTACCTTCTTCTTATTAATGATTGAAGAAAATTTTATTTGGCGATAATCCTTGCAGTGTACCTTATAAAACGCCTCAGGTGTTGTATATTTTTTAATTTCATCTGGGACAAGTTCGATAATATCCTCGATAAATGATTTCCATATTTTCCTAGTCCCCTCAGTATGTGACTGATCGAACCCGCTCAAGTCTAGGGTAATGAATTTATTATAACCCTGGTCTTCCATATCATCAATATAACCCTCTTTATACTCATAAGATCTCCCCACTGCAAACATTGGACCGAATACCTCTGACATTATTTTTTCTATTGATTTCGTTGCGTTCCCAGCCACAAATTTATGGTATCCAGACGGATTGCATATCATTCTAAACTTATCGCCTATATGCTGAAACTCATCTTTCCCGAAGGCGTCATAGCTATAGTCTTTCTCAGAATCTGGGACTGGTTCATTATTCAATACATGATAGATATATTTCTGGACCTCTTTTTGCTTACCACTGGTTTTGATATTCTCATACCATTCTATGTAATCAATTTTGAAAAACTTGACTATAGCATCTCTGATTTTGGGGCGCCACCATTGTTTATAATACTGGAAGATTTTTTCATTTACTTCAGGTACCTCGGATGGTAAACGATCGAGCACTCTTCGGGTACAAAAGGCCAGATTTCGAGGGCATTGTTGGTAGTAAATCCAATTATCTACTGCATCACCATGTACGTCATTAATTTTCATACCGTGATTTTCTTTACATGTACAGGGCAATTTTTGAATCATATCCTCGTATTCATCACGGATATCAAATTTAAGAGATGATACATAATCATGGTAATGTATTACATCTTCAGATTCATCTAGCCTATCACAAGGAAACGATGCGTAATTCTTCGGGTCAATACAATATTTTTGGATGTTATCAGAACCTCCTCGCATTTTAGTTATATCATCTAAACATTGAAACGAACCATCTCTTTCTCTACCCTCAATTGTATAATGATCTCCCCAACAATTTATATATGAGAATGGTTCTTTGGAATTCACATCGCCTACAACATCATAAAAGATGTGACCCTTATAGTGTATGGCGAAAACGCAATTTATCCAGGCGTTTCGGCAAAATGCTACGGCATTATCATAAATTACGCCATCGGGGCTGGTGTTCCATACACTCTCTAATACTTGTCTGACATCGTTATCATAGTTTTTAATGAATTCCCTAAATTTATTTTGTAAAACATTGAAATTTTTATTATAAGTTTTAGATAAGAAATCTTCCTGTGCTAATAAGCTTATCCAGAAACAAGAATACCAGTGATTCTTGATATTAGCCTGTTGCCATGATTGATATAATTTATCATCATATTCCTTATATTTGACAACAGGTTCCACCTCTGTATAGAGATCTTTAAGGAATCGAATATCATC